GTCAGCGACGCGGACAGGTCCGACGCTGACAGGATCTTCCACCACGCCTTATGCCCCACCGGCACCCACCCGAACGAGTCCGGCCCGAGCGGCGACAGCGACCCACCACAATGCACCCACGCCAGATCACCCACGGCCGTACCAGCCGGCCACGAGATCGTTGTCCACCCTGCAGGGGACACCTTGCCCGAGTACGCACCACGCACCGTCACCGGCATGTTCAGACACTCCTCGAGTAGGCCGTGACCAGTTGCGCCGTGACCTCGCGCGTGATCGAGTCCACCGGCCCGAGACGCAACGTCGCCCCATCAAGGGCGGCACGGATGGCGGCCGGGTCGAGGGGTGCGGCCGAGGCAGTGGTGGCGACGCTGGCCCTGGTGGCGTATGCCATGGTGGGTGCCGGGCGCATCGTCGAGAAGTCCGGGCGGCCACCCGAGGCCAGCCGCATCGCGTTGAGGTCGTCGAAGAGGCGCACGCCGTAGCGCTCCACCGCGGCGGCCTTGATGACGTACTCGCGGTTGGAGAGCATGACCGGGCCGACGCTGTCGCTGGTGCTCGTGCCGGGGCCGACGACGAGACCGGCCGAGCCACCTGTGGCCAGACCGCCCGGACGCTGAGGCCCCGAGTAGGTGGTGGCGACGTTGACGTAGGCGCGTGCCACCCGCCCGTCGAGCAACTTCAGGTAGCCGTCCACGCCCGCGATCGCGTTCATCGCCTGACTTGTGTTAGCCGTGATCGTCACCGTCTTGCCCTGCAGCTTGTAGATCCGCCCGTCGAGCATCACGACCCGCTCACCGGAGGCGGTCGCGCCGATCTCTTGCACATCGACGGTCTTGCCGTCGAGGCCGAAGATGGAGCCGTCGAGGGTGAGCACGCGCCGGTTCGACTCGTCCGCGCCCGCCTCCGCGACCGTGACGGTCTTGCCTTCGAGGTTCTTGATCATCATGTTCAGGTCGAGCACCTGGGCGGTGGACTCCGCCGCACCGACCGCCTCCACCTGCGTGCGCACATCATCGGGGATCAGGCCCATAGCGTCGGCGTACTGGGTTGCCATGTCTCGGGAGCCGAGCAGGGCGGTCGCCACGTTAATGAAGGTGTCGCGCTGCTGCTGCATGGACGCGTGAATCTCGTCCGCGCCGCGACCCATGTCCATCTGCGCCGTGACGACCTTCATGGAGTTGGCGGCGATCTTGTCGAGCGCGGCGTACCGGTCGTCCATCGTGGACTTGCCGTCCTTCATGACCCTGTCGGCGTCAGCCAGCGAGTCACGGTAGGACCGCAGCGCGGCCTGCTCGGCCCGGACCCCGCCGCCCATCATCTCGATGGCGTTCTGTGCCTCCTGGTACGCCTTCGCGGCGTCCTGAGCAGCCTTGGCGGACTCGTCGAGGGCGCCGCCGAGTTTGTCGACGCCGTCTGCCGCCGGGCCCGTCGCCTCCGCGATCTCCTTCTGAGCATCAGTCGCCGTGCCGAGCGCGGCACGAGTCGGGTCGATGATCGCCAGCAGGTAGCCCAGTGCCGCGGCCTGCTTGCCCGACGCCTGCCCCGCCTTCTCACTCTCACCGGCCCACAGGTTGAGCCCACTCTGACCCGCGAGCAGCGCCGAGTTCAGGTCACCCGTCGCCAAGGCGCTCTGTGTCGTCGCAGCCCGCGACTGCTCGAACGCCCCTGCCGCCGACCGATGTTGAGCCGCCAGCCGCTCAAACGCGCCGTTCTGGCCAAGGGCAGCATCCGTGACATCTCTCAGGGACACGCCCGCTTCACGAGCTGTGCGAAGAGCGCCCGCCTCCTGCAACTCCTTGGCCACCAGCGCCCGAGTGTTCGCAGTGATCGCGCCTGTCTGCTGGTCCAGCGAGGCACGTAGGTCGTCGGCGTACTGCTTGGCTGCCATCTGCTTTGCCGCAAACGCCCCGAGAGCAACCGCACCCAACGCCAGGGCGACACCCCACGGCCCGGACAGTGTGGACCTCACCGCGGTCGACGTGATGCCCAACTCGACCATTGCCGTCTTGGCCGCAGCAATCTTCGGCACGATCGTCAGAAAACCGCCGCCGGCTAGGAGCAGCGCGCCTGCGACTCCAGCAATAGCCAGCGTCGCCGACTGCACACCATCAGGCAGGTCATTGAACGCATTCACGGCGCTGGTCACTGCCTGAACGGCACCACGAGCAAATACGTCACCCGCAGACCCTGCCCGGATGAAGGCCGTCTCGATGGACCCGGACAAGGCCTCCCAGTCGCCCGCGAGGTTGTCCATCTGAATCGCGGCCACCCGCTGCGCCGCACCTTGATCCTGCACCGCCGTCACGTACTCGCGCACACCGTCAGCGCCAGCGCTATAGAGCACCGTGGCCGCTCGGATTGCATCGCTGCCGAAGATGGTCTGGAGGGCCGCCTGTCGCTGCTCCACGGTGAGTCCCGACAGTTGAGCCTTGAGGAGCCCAGCGGCCTTCTCGACGCCGATGAAGTTGCCCTGTGCGTCGAAGAAGTCGAGGCCGAGATCCTTCATGGCTATGGCCGCTTCCTTGGTGGAAGGGTTCAGCCGGGCCAGCATCGTCTTGAGCGAGGTTCCGGCGTCGCTGCCTTTGAGCGCGTTGTCCGCGAACAGGGCGAGCACGCCCACCGTGTCGGTCATCGACAGACCCGTTTGAGCCGCCTGAAGTCCCGACTGAGACAGCGCCTGCGAGAGGTCCGTCACGTCAGCAGCGGACTTGTTCGCACCCGATGCCAGGGCGTCTGCGATGGTGACGACGTCCTTGCCGTGAAGACCGAAGATCTTCATGGTCTGCCCGGCGATCTCGGCCGCCTGAGCAAGGTCGAGGTTACCGGCCGCGGCAAGGTCAAGTGCACCATCGAGCGCCCCGCCAAGGATGTCCGCAGTGGACATGCCGACCTTCGCCAGTTCGGATGTCGCCTGCGCAGCCTCGGATGCGGAGAACTTCGTGCGGGCGCCGGCGTTGAGCGCAGCCTCGGACAGCGCCTTCATCTCGACAGAGGTGGCCCCAGACACTGCCCGGACGTTCGACATCTCCTTGTCGAAGTCGGCGTAAGCCTTGACCGCCGCGCCGACACCAAGAGCGATCGCCGCGCCGGCGACGATCATCCCCTTGCCAACCTTGTCCCACGAGTCCCGATGCTTCGTCGCGTGCGACTCAGCAGACTTCGCTAGGTCGAGCGTCGCCGCCTTCGCCGTCTGCATCTTGCCGACGTAATCGGAGACTGTCGCCCTCAAGACCACGGCGACGGTGCGGTCAGATCCGAACAAGGCAAGCCCCCTCTACGATGCGGGAATGTCGAAGAACCTGCTTGTTGCAGTCGGTGGATGCCTGTTTGTGGTGTTCGGACTGATGCTCGGCCTGACAGCCGTAACCGTGGACGGCGTGCAGTGCGGATCCGCCTTCACAGGCGGATATCTCAACGACCTGACCAATACGATCAGCGCGCCCGGCTTCCCTGCCGAACTCTGCGGAGCGGCCCGCGACGCTCGCAGAGTTCAGGCCCTCGCCCTACTCATCCCCGGCGTCGTGGCGCTACTCGCTGGATCACTCATGGGCTACAACGCGTGGATGCGCACGCCGGTGCGCGGCAAACCGCAGCGCACCGGGAGCGTCTGAGTCCTGATAGTCCTTCGCCCGCACTGCAATGGCGGTGCAGGCGTGGCAACGGTGCGGATACCCCGACACCCAATCGTTCTCGAACCGCTGATCCATCGACTCCATCAGCGAGTTGCCGCAGCCGGGACAGAGCAGACGCTCGAACTCGTCGAGCGCCTGCGCCAGCATCCAATCGCGTTGCCGCCAGCGTGATCCCGGCCTGCGCTTCCCGCGCCCGACGCTGATCGAGACGCCCCAGCGTGCGGCCGTACGTAGTTCCCTCAGGACTCCCGCGTTGCCAGGATCGCCGAGGCAGCCGACGAGAAAGGGATATCCACCACCCCAGCGGATGCAGCCTGCGCAGTCCGGTGGATCTTGTTGATGAAGGCCTCGGCGCCGATTGCGTCCGCGAGAGCCTTCATGTCCTCCCACGTCATCCCCGCAGGCTCGATGCACTGCGCAGCGAGGATGCGGTAGCCGACCTCTTCACCGTTGGGCTCGCCGTCCTCACCCTTGCTGGATTCGGCCCGGATCGCCTCGAACCGGTCAGCCTTGAGCCCGACGAACTTGAACACCGTCATCGACTCCTGCATCTCGGCGCGCAACGCCTCCGCCCGCTCAGCCATGCCGCGCAGGTCCGGCCCGACCGTCGCCAGACGCTCATCGACAAGACCGATCTTCGCGCCCTTCGCCGCGACGATCGCCGCGTCCAGGTCTCGAATCTCAGCCTCAAGCCCAGCCGCCAAACACACCTCGACCCGCTTGATGACGCGAGCGTTGCCCTTGGCCAGCCACTTCCGCAGATTCATCACGCCCGACACGGGAGCGACCGCCTCAACGCCGTCCGCCTTCATGAATGCCTTGCCCTTGCTCATGGTTGATGCCTTCCCGGTTGTCCCGGTTACCGGTTGAGAGGGTGGGCGCGACCAACCGGGAAGATCGCGCCCACCCGTTCAATGGGGCCCTCAGGCGGCGAGGCCGACCTCGCGCTGCACGGTGCCGATGACCGACACGGCGGCCTTCGCCCGAAGGGTTGAGTTCGCCTCGGGGGCGAACGGAGTCGGGATGCCGACCTGCACCGGGACCACCCAGACCTTGTCTCCGACGGCCCAGGCCACGTCGGACGCCTTGCCCATGCGGATGACGAGGAAGCCGGTCCACCCGTCCTTCACGAGCGCATAGAGCTTGTTCGTCGGTGAGGTCGGGGTCTGCGGGTCCATGACGAAGTTCAGGTCGTTGATCGTCCACGTCAGGGATCCGTTCTGCTCGAACACTGCGATGGTGCAGAGCCGCTCGTCCTTGAACTTCTCGTAGGAGTTGTCGATACCAATGCCGCCCTTGGTGAGGAGGCACTCGGCAGCCACGCTGCCGGCGGCGTTGATTTCGGTGGCGATCTTGGTCATGGTCGGGTCAGCGATCGTTGAGACGAAAGAGACCTTCCACGAGCCATCGGACGGGATGCCCGGGGGGACAACGAGTGTCATTTCACTTCTCCTTGGTGTTGGTCACGGCGGGCTTCCCGCCTTTGGTGACGGGGTACTTCGCGGGAAGGGGACGCCCGAGCAGATCGGCCGCCTCCTTGTCCAGCACGACGAGGCCGAGTGCTTCGGCGTGCAGGTCATTGGTCGTGAACTCGGCCCCGTTGATGGGGTCCTTCACGCGCACGAGGGCCATGTGGGGTCTCCTTCGTTGGGGGCATGAGAAAGGCCCCCACGACGTGGAGGCCTCGAAAGTTGTTAGGAGGATTGGGTATTAGGGCTGGTACTGGATGAGGAACTGCTCGACCGCGAACCACACCGTCTCCGGCAAGTCGTCGTCACGGATCGCCATCTGCGAGGCGACATGTCGCGCCATCCACGTGGCCTGACCCAGCGAGAACCGGTGCCCCGCAACCACAGTCACGACACGATCCGACGCCCACGACGCCTCACGAGCAGCGACATGAGGGTCCGGGTCACGACAGACCGACGTGACCCACACGACCGACTGCCGTACGTCGATGCCGTCCGCGAGGTTCGCGCTGGACGCCTCGCCCGCAGTGGAGCGCACCACCAGGTAGAGCGGCACCGGACGGTCAGGGACAGCGTGCCGATACACGGTCCGAGACGGGATGGACTCCTCGAGCAGTGCCGCGACAGCCTCGACGACGTCAGCCATTGAGTGACTCCGTCGCCAGCCGGATCAGATGCTCGGCAAGGCTCGGTTCTTCGCGCCGAGCAGCCGCCGTGATGTCACCGATCGGGCCGTTACGGCTGGACCCGAAAGCGAGGAAGTTGCCGAGCGAGCCCTGACGCTTGCCTTTGTTGAAGCCCACCTCAGCCTCGATCGACCCGCCGAAAGTGGTCTGGATGTCGTAGTCGATGGCGCGCCACGCGTGCTTCGCATGACCGCCGGTCTTGAAGTCGGCCTGCATCCCCACCTTCGTGTTCAGCGCGGTCTTCTCCATGATGGGACGAACGCCAGCGAGCACCCTCTCACCGGACGCACCAAGGTCAGCGGCCAGCGGCCACAGGTCCGACACGTCGATGTCGATGCCATCCACGTCAAACCTCCTTGCAGTGGAGCCGGCGCGCTGTCGGTCGAGAAGACTTCGACAGCGACCCAGCCACCGAGAAGCGCGACCCCAGCAGTGACGGGTCGGACAGTGGCCCGATTGTCGTGATCGTCACCACCGCATCCACAGGTGGAGCGGGCGCGGACAGCGGCAAAGACACCACGACATCAGTCACGGACCACGCCGCCTCACCCACTGTGAGGCTCTGGTCCTGAGCATCTCGCGCCCGCACCCGGCACCGACCCGAGTAGATCGTGACCGGCTCTGGGTCGGAGTACGTCCCGGTCAACTCGTCCCACACGCGCGGCTCACCGCTCGGGGCTGTGACTGTGCACGCATCAGGCATCATCGACTCGGCGTGGGCTCGCAGTTCAGGAAGAGCGCGGGCAATGTCGTCACCGAGCATCACGGCCACCAGAGATCAGGGCGAGCGATGTCCGGCTCGAACGTGGCCTGCACGCTGTATGCCTCAGCATCCTGGGCGTCGAGCAACCCGAGCTCGTCCCACCATCGGTCCTTGATGGAAACCTCGCCGTCGCTGGAGCGGTAGGTGCGAGCCATGTTGCCGTCATCGACGGACACGCTCACTTGGGTGGCGTCGTCGGGGTTGCGGACCATCGCCACGACCGCACGCACGACGACGCTGTCCAGTGTCTCTTCGTCGAGGCTGGCCGGGTCCACGCCGAGACGCACGGTGCGGGCGTGGATGATCCGCTGCGCCTCAGTGGCCCAGTAGATCCACTGGCCTAGTTGCGGACCCGTGGGAGTGGGGCGGCCAAGCGCGACCGCGATCATGTCGGAAGTCACTGCCATGACCGCCCCACCCTTCTCACTTGGACTTGCTGTAGCCCGACTCCAGGAGCGCGTCGAGGATGCCGACAGGCACCGTCGTCACGTCCCCGAAGGGGCTCTTGACCTTGACGTACTCGCCGTCCTCGACGGTGGCGCGCACGTCGTCGGCGGT